AAATCTTGAATTTGCGTAATAGAAGGAGCAGATGGTTGAGCCGGAGCGCGTCCAGCAGCAGCAAGTTGAGACAAGAATTGAATAAATGTTCCCTTGAATCCTTCTGATTTTGCCACTTCATATTTCTTAACATCTTCAGGAGTAGATTCAGTTTTTTCTGCTTTGTAAACAACAGCGCCTGTAATTGGATTTACAAGAGCATTTCCAACAACAACTGGCCTTGGCTCACCTTCAGCAGGCTTGTAAATCACTGTTCCAGTTGTAGGATCAACTAATGAATTACCAACAACAACAGGATTAAGTTTTGTTTCAGGCTTGTAGATGACTTCACCAGTCCTGCGATTAATCAAGCTGTTTCCAACAACTACAGTTTCATCTTCTCTTAGTGCTTTTGTTTCCTGAGCCAATGAAGCTCTAGCAGCAGCTTGCCGTTGTCCAGTAAGAGCTTGACGACCTAAAATGTCTTCATGGACTTGAGTCAACTGAATTGCGCCTATGGTATCTCCTGCTTCATTTAAAGCACGAATTCCGGCCAATCTTGATTCTGGATTAGTGATATCAGTTTGTTTAGCAATAGCGTTACGAATGCTGATCATTTGAAGCTCAGGATCTACAGCCCCTAGCGCTCCACCAATAGCGCCTCCAAACTGATAAGCGCCACGACCAATGGCAAACTGCGCCTGCTGCATGGGCGTAAGCTGCGCGTACTGAAGCGCCATCTTATCCGCTTGTGCAGCTTGAGCTTGTTGATACGCCTCAGGAGTAAGACCGAACAGGGTTGGGACGATATCTGCCATGATTGCCTCTTAACAAATTAGATCAATAGAAACTTGTCAACGCAGCTGGAGCCATACCTTCTCCACCATATCCATAGACATTTTCTGCACCGTATTGTCTAATAGCCTGTTGGGCACCAATATATGGCTGGAATGCGGCAGAAACGCCTCGTTCAAGCATTGGATTTCTAGAAGCCATCGCCAATGCAGTGGCAAACGGGTTAAATGAGTTGGCAGCTTGCAATGTTTTTGCAGCACTGACACCACCTGTCAATAGAGCATCGGCTGCACCTGTACTCTTACCCTGTGCGCCAATATTGATACCCAAAGTAAGAGGTTGTTGGCCAAGACCCTCAAGTGTTTGAGCCTGACCAAGGTATGCCTCAAACGGAGCCAAAGCACCAATCTGCCCCTGGTAAGCACCTCGCAGTAACTCAGCGCCAGTGCCAAACAAGCCAGCACCAAATCGAGTCTGCTCCATGCCAGCTTGTTGAGCACGAGCGGCCAACTCAGCCTCTTGTTGAGCCAGAGCGTTGTAGTAAGCCTCCATCTCAGGAGATGCGGCTCCAAGGCCAGCAGCACCACTAGGACGAGCGCCAGTCGCACCAACAGCCAGACCCTCACGACCAGTTTGGAACAAGCGGTTTTGAATCTGTGCAAGCTGCCTCTCACGGCCCGGAGCCAGCAGTTCTTGCTGACGAGCCATGTACTGTTGAGCAGCTTGTTGCGGAGTCTCTGCCAGATAGCCCTGAGCCAGTCCAAACAATCCGGGAGCAGCAGCCATCAAGGGTTGGTACAAGCCAGGAGCAGCCTCAGCCTGAGTCAAACCCATGCCTGTCAAGCCCATAAGGCGGTCTTGATAGGCACGAAGCTCAGGAGAAAGCTCGTAACCAGCGCCTATTACTCGGCCCTGATCATCGGTCTGAAATGCAGACTGACCAAATCGAGTTGTGATACCTACAGGTCGAAAACGAGCTTCTTCAGCGGCTATTTGAGCGGCTTGTAATTGAGCATCAGCGGAAGCTCTGCCTGCGCTTGCCGCAGATCGTCCACCCAATACGCCACCAAGAAGGCCAAGACCACCGCCGATTATCGAGCCAGCACCAGCCCCACCAAAAGCAGAAACTAAACCACCCATGATTATCTCCAAGAATAGATAAAGGCTTGTACCTCTGTCGCCGTGACAACTTCTTGCTCTTTTTTCATTCCAAGCGTTTCCACGAACTTTCTCAACTTTGTGTTGCTTATCTCAACAAATGCCAAAACGGGCATTCCAATCAATCCAACTATCGTTTTCAAGTCTTCTAACAATCTGCGCTTGATTGAGCAGGTCCATTTTTGAACATCTGCATGAATCCATAAAAGATTGTCAAAAAACTCAAGATACATGATGTATTCACTTCTGATGACTACAGGAGTCTTCATGCAGTCCGTTTCCAAATATACACAGTAATGTACGGCTGGTAGTTGGCATTGGTGCCAGAAGAACCAGACGATGCTACTGATGTAGATGCTGTGATTCCGGTGGTTGCACTATTTGTGTTATACGTTACAGCGGTATTCCAAGCATCACCAGCCACTCGGTCATTTGGCACGTCATATCCAGCTTGATATGCGTTAATGCTGTGAATGTGACCGGGATCAGTGATTGTGGTGGTTGCTGTGTGAGTGTGGCTGACAGTGATCGCATCTGCCGAGCCGCCAGTTTCTTCTGCTGTGTCAAATAAAGTGTTGCTAGCGTTAAAGCCAACAAGTACACGACCAGCTCCGAATGCCGTCCAAGTGCCAAATCCTAGCAATGTCCCAGGATTGGTAGAGTTTGTGGCATTGATGTAGATAGAACCAACAGGATGCAATGCTGCTAGGGCCGCTTGAACAAACGCAGTCGTAGCTAAGGTGGTTGAGCTAGTTCCAAATGACTGTGTTACCGCAGTCGTTCCAGTAGGCAAAGACGGAGTGCCAGTAAACGTAGGCGAGGCAAGATCAGCCTTCGTTGCAATGGCCGTGGCAATGTTGTTGAACTCAGTATCAATCTCAGTGCCCTTAACAATCTTCAAAGGATTGCCAGATGCAAGTGCATCTTTGGTAGCAAAGTTCGTACTTTTGGTGTAGTTACTCATGACAGTTTCCCATCCTTGTATTGGATTTCAATGCGCTGAATCGACAGCGATGCTCCGTTAATATCTGACTCGTATCCAGTTTGCACAATCTTCCCGCTACCAGTGGCAGGAACAGACAGAATCTGCATCAATACGCCCTCAGAGTAGTAGGCAACAGGCACTCCATTAGCACCGTACTCAGCAACCCCGTATTCAGAAATACCTTGCGTTGGAATAGTTGTGTTTGCAGATTGATAGTTAGTCAGGAGGTCAAATCCCCACTTCATCGTGACCGTCTGATTCGTGCCGCCGATGACAGTAGCCCTCAGTCTTTTCAGGATCGATGTGACGTTTACATTACCAAGGTCGGCATGATTGGTGTAGTACAACATCCTGTACGCCACACCATCATCTTGATAGGTTCCGTACTTTCCGATGTATCCAGTTTTCCCAATCAGGACATCTCCATTTCTACGAGACAGCAAAGAAGTAGGCTCTATAGAGTCCCAAATCGTCACCCTGAAAGAACCATCCTGTAATTGACCCCTTGTGTCAAAACAGTAGACCTCTTTGACAGACGGAAATGTAATCAGGTAAAAGGCTTCTTTTTCAGAGTAAACAGATTTAATGTTTTCCAGCGTTTCGCCACTAACAATGTCCATGATGTCATTTCGCACATTTTTGGACAGATCCCCAAGAGGCGCAGACTTCTCAATAATCGTCCTGGCAAACGACCTGACACCACTGTTGGATAAAAACAACACATCCTTGCCGGTTGTCTGAATCGTATCCCTTGCGATACACCCAATTCCTCCAACCGTATCACTCAACTGCATGGTCGAGGGAGTGGTGGCATCTTGGTAAACCAGAATCTGCCGCTTACCAAAGATGATCAAGAAGCCATTGTGGGCAGCAAGACCTTGAATCTCGTCAGGACCATTGGGCCAAATCCTGTCCACATTCAATGAGCCAGCCGTGCCCGTAGACCACACATGGCCTGCCAGCAAGTCAGAGAAGTAGACTGTATTCTTGACCGTTGACGTATTCGCCACCCACAAGCGACCAAAAGCCGACAGTGCGATATTTGCGCTGGGGACGGTAGCCACATATCCAGTCTTCTCACTCACCCTGCGATAGGTTGTCGTGCTGACAGCAGGGTCGTAAATCAAGGGATCATGACCCGTCTGGAAGAAGTAGGTAATTCCATTGAGGGAAGCACATGACCAGTTGTTTGCAGTGATCGTAGGAGCGGAACCACCCCCCCCATACGTCAATTCCACCACTGCATTAGAGCCATCGAGCTTGAACAGCTTGCTATTGCCAGCGAACAGGATAGTCAGAG